GACCATCTCTGATAGTTCGAGATTTTCACTTTCTACGTCTGCGCCCTCTTCGGCATGAAGTACGGGCGCATCTGAGATGTCTAGGTTAATATCTTCTGGTCGTGGTACTAGAGCCATGTATTAATATCCGAAAACTGAGTCTGAGGGTTGCCAACCTGTGTGGGTTGTTCCAAGTTCCTCAAAGATTGATTTAGAGCGCGGTCTAGACATGACGGCGTAGCGTACCGAATCGTATGCGTGATCACTTTTGTATCTAGGGTCGATGTCGTCTGAGCCTTTTGGATCACTAGGAATGGTAGGCAGGTCAGAGATAATTTGTCGGCAAGTATTAAAAAATACTATCCCTGCAACTCCACTGTCCTCGTCTACTTTTAAAACTTCGTGCAGGCGGTTTTTACCTGCAACCCGCGCCCCTGCCGATCTGTCAGAAGGACGCCACCTACAGCCCATCGAAATCATCTCTTCAGCAATACTAGGACCTATTTGTCCTCTGTTATGCCAGCAAGAAGAGTCAAGAACTCCATAAGCAATTGTATCCCCTACTTCGGCATCCATAACTGCCTTTGCAAGGTCGCGACCAGTATGTTTGGTCAAATATAACTCCCTATAGCATATCAAAGTTTCATATGCAGGGTCAATAGCAAACCAGTGAACAGCGGAGTAACTAGAGTACCCGTAGTCACAACTCCTAAAGCGCCGCCACTCATGGGGTATTTCAAATGGTTCTATGACGTGGTCTTTTTCCCTAAACTCAGAGAATGCCGCGCCTTCAGCAATAGACCAATCACCTTCCAAGAGTTGGCGTCGCTGCATCTCTGGTAGGGATAGTAGGTTTGCTTCGTACTGCCCGTCTTTTGCTAAATAGGGGTTATCGTGCAGGCTGGCAGGAATAAATCTACGATGAAATAGAGGCTGTCCTGCTTTTGGGCTACCCTCTGGATATACCATAGGAAGGCCCGTTTCTAGATCAGTTGCTGCAAAGGGCTTGTTCGCAGGCACTGGGTCGATAAACATCTTGCGAACCCACTGGTGTCCTGGACCTCCAGGGTTTGTCGTCGCGCGAATGAACGTTGGAAGCGTAGGATCCGTGGTTCTCAAGCGACTGCGCATATAGTCGAGAGCGAAACTTGTGGGGTGTTGAGTCAGTTCATCGAAGGCAATGTAAGAGAAGGCTTGCCCCTGATAACGTAACACGTCTTGGTCGCGTTCGAGGTAGGTAAGCCATAGCCTAGCACCGCTTGGGAACACCCATTGTGATTTCTTCTCTTGCCACTTAGCCCCAGCAAATGCTTTTGGGTAAAGTTCCTGCGTTTTCCAGATGATCTCACGAAGTTCGTCCGTAGTACGCCGCAGTATCAACCCATTGAAATTAGGGTTAGAAAAGTACCTCATCGGGTCTGCGATCAGGGCCATAGTTTTTCCGCCGCCGGCGCTGCCACCATATAGGACTTCACGCTCTGATGCGGCAAGAAACTCCGTTTGCGGTCCCTCGTTTGGCTTGAATATAACTTCTGCCTGTTGAGGTTGTGCATCGAAGTTTAGGCTGTCAGAAAAAGATACAGGATTTTCATCATCCTGAATGCGCTGCTTAACTTTCTTCTCTGTCAAAGTTAAACGTCTACGGGCCTGCGCCAATTGTGTCCTAAGAGCGGCCTCTTCTTTTGCTTCTTTTGTCTTAGGTTTGCGTTTCCGCTTTGCTTTTTCGAGTTCTTTAACTCGCACTGTTTTGTCCGAGCCTTTTCGGTGGCTCTTCCAGATATTAGACAGTGCCTGATGGGATACGCTACGACCTAACTTGGAGGCTACCCATTCGGCAGTTTTCCTCAGAGAATGACCACTATCCAGATAGGTGAACGCTTCTTCGAGAAACACTACCTGATCTGGGTCTGGGACAAGTATTAACGGGTCATCCGTGCTAGGAATGTAGCCTATGGCTACTTTAGCAGTAGGATTAACTCGTTTTTTGTTAGGCCAAGTTGTCGTCTGGTTCGTCATTGGTTACCTGTTTTGGTGGCATGATAAAGATACCCCCCTCTGGCCCCTTGACTTCGATTTGCTCTTTTTTCACGATCCCCGTGCGATCCAAGATTTCCCGCGCAGCCGACACGGAATTACGCGCACCCATCGCGCTCGGATCGTCTAGAACGCCAATAATACCAAAGGCCGCTTTAGGAGCGTTCATTGCAAGTATCATTGTGGCGCGTTCCATAATTTCTTCGCGTAGTTTTCCT